TCGACAGCGGTATCGACAATAGACTGAGCCATGTCCTGCTCTGCCTGGTCAACAAACCCGCCCATGGAAAGGAACGCGTCCAATTCAGAGGCTCCAAGGCTGGCAACGGATCCGATCGGACCAGCAGTAACAGTGCCCTGGACCCAATTCGTCGGGCGGTCTTTTTGGTAGTCGTACTCCATTGAACGGCGAATCATGGTCTAGCCCTCTTTGGTTTCAATCTGAGGCTTAGTCTTTCGAGTACGGCGCTTTTTAGGCTGCTCTTTCGTCTCGCCCTGAACTTCTGGATTCGGAGTGCCCTTAACCTCAACAGCACGGCCGCTTTCGATCAACTCCTGGCCGCGCTCCTCAGTGATTGGCTGGAGCGTCTCCCCGCGTTTCACGGTACCCTCCATGCCGACCCAGTTTTTGATAGCTTTTAACATGTCACTTCCCCATTCGCTTGAGTGTTCTGACAGTATACACAAAAAAAGGGCCCCGTGTGGAGCCCCTTCTCTATTCACCTACTACCGATTTACACGGTCTCAGTGAAATCACCTTTAACGAACGCGCTTGGACGCTCGACGGTCAGAGCAACACGCTCTTCACCCAGGATGGCTACGCCGTTGCGGACAAATAGATCCGCGTGAGAATCTGACAAGCGGACAGAAGCCTGCTGACGATCCCACAGGGTAGCTGCCATGTTCCAGTTGCCCAGAACGAAGTCACCTTGATCAACGGCGTTGGTCTCGATCACAGGTACACGGAACATGCGCGGCTCGCCGTTCATGGCCATGTACTGAATCCAGATGTAGTCGCCACCGTCGTTCTTCAGCAGCTCGATTGTTTCCCAATCTTGCGGGTTGATAACGATGCCGTTTACCGGGTAGTTGCTCAGACGCGCCTTAGTCATAGCCTTGCGGATATGGGTGACGTAGTCGTCAGTAGCTGCACGGGTGCCTTGATCCTGAACACCAGTGGTGCTGAAGATGCCTTCAAGCGTTCCGCCAGTCCCGTCGCCGTAAAGAAGTTGCTTGTCTTCTTCGAGGCTCAGGCCGTAACGCAGACGCCCATCGATGTAACTACGCAGCATGGAAGCGTCATCCAGCACCTGACGTGAAGCAATAACGTGATGCGCGATGGTCTTGACTGCAGCGGTCTTCTCTTCGAGTACCAGGTCAGACTTGTTTTTCGTGGCCAGCTCAGCGGTTTGAGCGCCAGCTTGGTTATCAAAGCCGGTGTAGTCCACGTAATACTCGATTGATCCAGAGCTGGTCTGAGCAACGTTCATGAGGTCACGGATGTGCACCTGACGGTCAGCCGGATCGCGGATGATACCCGGACGGCGCATGGAAGTAGCGACTGCGCCAGCGGATCCGGCACCAGAGCTGATGTCCTTCAGGACAAGTTGGGCAACTTCAACTGCGTCGGTAGATTTCAGGCCTTTCTCGATAGCCATCTTGTACGCGTTCGATTCGATGAACTGCTCGCCAGCAGACTTCATTTCCTCGGCGATACCGCCAGCAGGACGCTGTAGACGCTTCTCAACGTCTTGCATGCGGCCTTCGAAGTCAGAAGTGACGTTGTCGAAGTTCTTCTCGGCTTCTTTCAAAGCAGACGCAGTGGCCCCAGAAGTCTGGCCAAGAGTTTTGATCTCGTCTGACTGACGCTCTACCAGATTCTTGACTTCGGTATGCGCAGCATCGAGATGTGATTTCAGGTCTTTAATGTCCATGACATATTCCTCTTTCGAGTTTAGGTTTAAATTTGTGCCACGGAAAGTGCAATCTGTGCGGCTTTCTGTGTGGTGGCGGCTCTTTCGAGTGCCGACGAAGTACATTCTCTTCGAATGCACCCCGCTTGTCAATACTTATTTCACTAAACTAATACAGCCGATGCTTAGCGAAAGTGCTGAACTCTTCGAGCATGGACTTCAGCTCGTCGAATTCTCCTGTGTCCTTCTCCTCCGGGTCTTTGACTTCAGTGGTCACAGGGTCCAGGCCTTTCTCTTCCAGGGACTGCCGCAGGCGCTTGACAGCAGTAAGAACCGCGGCTTCGTTGGCTGCGAATGTCACCAGTGAGAACTCTATGAGCTTAGCTTCATAGATGTGGCGGATACCGTTCTCGTCAATCTCAGCCTTGCCTTTAGGGATGCTGAAGCCGATAGAAAAACGATCAACAACGCGATCCTTCGCCAACTGGAGAGCCTCGTCACCCAGTGCGGTCTTCGAGATCTTTGCCTTTACCCAGAGACCTTTGTCGTCCTCGACCATCTCCAGAGGAATTCCGATCGGGTCCGCATGCTGCCAAAGAACTTTTACTTTGCCGGCACTAAACCGCTCATTGATTGATTTCTGGAAGGCCCCAAAATGGATAATATCGTCAACTTGGTCCATGTCCCAGGTAGACGCATAACCCTCAACGGTACGCGCCTCTTCGTCGACGCTCTGCGCTTTCATTTGAAAATCGCGAAAGATAGTAGTCATCTCTTAACTCCACTTTAGTCTAGTACGTCGACTGTACCACATCGACAATGAATTACATTACCTGCAGATCCTGATGGATCGCCCGGGAAGCGGAGCGCTTCACCCGTCTCAACAAACTTCTCGTTAAGCAGGACGATCTCGCCGTCTGCCTGGCGATGCGAAAACTTACCATTGCCGAAGTCCCGCGTACGCCCGTCGTCAGACGATACCCACTCTTTACTGAGAGTCAGAGGGGATGCTTCAGCTGCCGCCTGCCGGGCAGTATTATATGCCGAGTGTGACTCAGTACGTGCGATCATCATAGCACGATACTTTGAGTCTATGGAACCTTGGTTAAGTATAGCTTTAGCGATACCATCGACAGACTCACCGCGTTGCTTGGCTCCGAATATTACGTCACGGATTACTTTCATCGTTGTCAGCCCCAGTCCAACAGCTCGAACCAAAGCCTCGCCGATAATGTACGACCTAAAAATCTCCATGAAGATCCCCATCTCCCCCTCTTCCTGCTTAGTCTCCCAGGTCATACCCATGTGCTTATTGACAGCACCTAAGGTGCGCTCACCTGCGAGACGTCCGGATCGAATCCATGTCTTCTCTACAAGGTTGGACATAGTCTCGTTATGCTGCTCAAGGATCGACTCGATTACAGTCTCGGACTCCCACCTTCGGTACTCACTGGCAGCCTCCTCGAACGCTCGCATGATCTCAGCCTCAAAGTCGGGAGCGGCCGCGTTGGCCACCCTCGCCTGAGTTCTGTTCTGGATCGCTCGCTCCTCCTGCGGCTTATTACCTTGCAGATACCTAGGCATACCCCACCTTCCTCGCGATATCCGTGAAACTCTTCTCCACTGCCGAGCTCTCGAAGATCGTAGTAAGCTCGCCTGGATCCATATCTGGCATAGCCACTTTACCGAGAGTAGTAGCAGCCTCAACGGAAAGCTCACCACCTGCAACCAACTGGGCAAGTTGGATGACGCGGTCAAAGCCGTCGCCACCACCACCAGTGGACGGGACCAATCCGCCAGCAGTGTACCCAACTTCAGCGCCAGGGATCTGATCAATCTCTAGGTTCATCTCAAGACGGCGATTGATCTCCGACAGCGGGACCCCGAGAGAGAAAAGATCTTTTGCAACGCTCATCTTTTCCTGCAGTGAATCTTGAAGTGCAGACACTGAAGTGAAGTCAAAGCGGATCCGGACCCCTTTCCCGCCAGTGAAGAATCGTGTCATTTGGTCAGAGATATCAGTCAGCAGTGGGACCAGGGTATCGCGCCAAAAGATCTTTCGAGCGGTCTCGATATTCGACAGAGTGGCGTTCTCATAAATGCCAATCAACGGCTCCGGGACGTCTAACACTGAGCAGATCTCAGACCGGGTCATTTTACGGCCTTCCATGAAGTCCAGGTCCGCCATACTTTGACTCATCTGCGAGAATGAAGCATTAGCCAGCACCCAGGGCTCGCGGGCTGAACTCAAGCCGGTGTACTGATCCCGAACTTGGCGCCGGGCCTCCTCCCATTCGTCAACCCCGACCTCGCCCTCCAGCGTGAACACGCCATCAGGGATGCCTCGGTTCTGCATTGTAACTTTCTGCCAGTCAGAAGCGTCGTTATCGATGTCGATAGCTTTACCACCAGCACGGACGGCGCTCATACCCTTGTATACGCCATCAGGGTGGGTGTGACGCAGGCACATAATTTCGTTCAGCTCAAGGTTTTGAGCAGGCAGTCCGAATGGCTCATGCTTCCAGCCGACCAACTCAGATCCACGGAATCGTGGCGAAACACTGCCGATCTCCAGTGGCCAGATCTCAAGCGGGACGTTGCCGCCACGGCCACCGCGGATAACGCGGGCATGGAAGGCGCCGGCAATGTCTAGCTGCGCAGTGATTGCTTGTAGAAGCTGGCTCCCGCTCATACTAGGGCATGGATTCTGGAGCAGCTTCAGCAGTGTGCTCTCCTCATCAGCCTCCCAGCCTTCAGATGTAAATTTCTGAACAACGTACGGGACGGATCCAGCGGCTTGCTGCTTTTTGCGAACGCAAGCGTAGACCCATGAGTTCCCTTCGTAGCCCTCTTCCAGCCCAACGCGGTCCCGGTAGTTGTTCCACTCGGACGTAACAGAGAGCCCTAGCGCGCTGGAGCCCCTCATCATTTTTTGCACTCGCTTAGTAGCAGGCGCCTCGGATTTCTTCCCAAATAGATTATCGAACATGATCAAGTACCTCAGAGATGTCTGCCCAAACGAATCGGACAATAATTTCGCATGATGAGTCGCCAAGGTTCTCGAAAGAGAAGTACGGCTCTACCGTGGAATCAAAGATCCCGCCGATACCGTTTCCGGTTAGCGTAGTTGAGAGCTTTCTGTCTCCCTGCCCCTCGGAGTACCCAACAGTCAAATCGAGCTCGATCCCACTAGTAAACCCGTCTAACTGCTGGATAAAAGCGTCTTCAGCTGGGTTCTGTTGATTGATAGTCCTGCGATCTGCATTCATCGGATCAAGTGTGTCCACTACAACCCCCGGTGTAGCTCCGATAACAAGGCGCGACTCAACCTCACCATTAATGATGCTTGAGCCCCCCAAAATTCCCCGGATAGAAGTTCCAGCTGGGATGCTTTGCTTGAAGTACGCCACTTGCCCTGCAGACAACGTTATCTTCCTGTGGCTGGATGCGACCCTACCTAGCCCCGCTCTGACCAGGTCATTGACTGCGTTTTGAGTCCGCATGAAATCAGCGGCGTTCGCAACTTCACCACTTTCCGTGATGACCCTGCCTGATTTTGGCCTTATCTGTCTCAGTCTGTCGATAGTGCTACGAACGCCCATGACACTCCCCCTTTATTTGAGCTGCCAGTATTCTGTCGGTTTGCCGCGGTACCCCTCAAGGTTTGTTCCCTTCGGTACAAAGTCTTTCGCGACTTTTGAATAACTGATGCTACCAGCCTTGGATACTTTTGTCAGCTTTCTTCCGTGAATCTCCGCATTACGGTCACCGGATTTCTCGCGGAGTTCTGCCAGGATCTGAGCTTTGCGCTCTTTTGCGGCCTTCTCTTTTTCTACGATCGCGTCGTACTCATCGAGCAAAAAGCTGGATGCTTCGTCTTCGATGGTCACGGTCAGCGGATCCAGGTACGGCTTAGCGGACTTCTTATCCATTGCAAGTGCTGTCAGCTTGTCTTGCATGTTAGCAAGTACCGGAATGTACTCAGCAGCCCATTGTGGATCATACTTCACGCGCTCAAGACTGGTACCGCCTGGAGCCCACTGGTAGAAGTCGCACCACTTGCGGCCGCTGACATACATCTGGAATTGAACCTGGGCATAGTAGTGAGCCTGAGCCTCAGAAAAAATGCTTTTGAACTTCGGGCTCTCATCTTTGCGGAGTCCGAACGGGCATTTGATCTCCACTAGGCCGTCGTCTCCAATCAGACCATCTGGACTCATCCCTGCCCAGTCATCCAGCTTGAAGAATCCGTGCGGGACCACTGTGCTGTCGGTCTCGAACTGGTACGCCAGCGCGGCCTCGGGCTCATGCTTAACGCCCCAGTCAGTTGCGATGTTGCCAGTGAATTCAGACTCAGCCCCGAGAAGCTCGCGGATAAATGCGCGCTCTGCGTCAGCTTTGGTCATGTAAGGTGCGAGTCCCAGAAGAGCCCCGACGATTGATGCTGTGAGACGGCCTCTGCGAGCTGCGAACCATTCTGCGCTACGTTGTTGCATGATGATTACCTCTTTGTTTGTGTGGTGTATGCGAACGATCATATCCGCATAGTTGTTATATTACATAACTATGCCCTGCCGATCAAGGCTTTTTTCTTTCTCTCATGCAACATGTTGAACGCGCCTGAGCTGCCGTCAACTTGGTCGTCCTTGCCACGCTCGGATCCGTCGAACGCTTCCAGCTCTCGGGTGTAGTCAGTATTCCAGTGAGCGCGGACCATGGTCACGTTTCCGGCCTGTACCTGAGCGCTGAATGGCTTCGCCCGAATTACCTTTTTCCTGTCAGCTCGGACCGCCTTACAGCTGTACCCAGAAAGAGCTGAGATTAGAGACTGGGCCTCTGATTTGCCAGCCTGACCGGGGTCTTGCTCGATCCCGATCTCTACATCCGTCCCATCTTTAGCGGCTGTCGCCTGGATCTTCCGTACAACGCCGGCCGGCCCGGCGCGGAAACGCTCGACATCCAGGACGTAAGGTCTGCCCAGCTCGCATAGCCCCATTAGAACCCCGACAGTCCAGTCAGGGTCCGGGTTCTGTGAAGTGGGTTCAGTTGCTGCCCTATCCCAGTACCGAATCATCCGCCGAAGCTTCGGGAGTTCATGGCGATCACAGTACATGAATTGATCGCCGCGGAAATACATACCCTGGGCTGGCTTAATCTTCCAGTTGCCACCTAGAAGCTGCTCACGCTCGACCAGTGGAAGGGATTCGAGGTTAGACTCGTACTCTGGGTCTTTCTCCATAAGAATCTTATTGTCCGCCAGGGTTGCCGGGATGAACGCCACAGACTTAGGCTTTGCCTTAGGCCCGAATTGATCCGTTAATTCTTTTGGGCTATCAGCCCAGACGATGTCGTCACCACGCCTAACAAACCATCGGATGACTCCAGCCCGGGAGGAATCTGGGTACCCGTCTTCCCCGATCCACCAGTTAATGAACCTGGCTACCCAGGAATCTGGATCCGGGTTGCATGTCGCACGGATGTACCCCTTAACCCCCGATGCAGATCGCAGACGCGAGACCATGTAGAAGAATTGCGTCTCACTGAAATGCGTCACCTCGTCGAACATAATCAGCGGTATCTGTGCACCCTGGTACTGATACATGTCAGTTGCCGTCTGCAAGTAATTGAAAGTTACTTTCATACCAGAGGGAAACCGCCAGAACAGGTCGGAACTATTCGGCACGCCCCCGAGCTTCGGATAAAGCTCACCCGACTCATCCCAGAGACCGCCAGGCTGTTTTACCTGCGTGTGAGTGCGTCGAAAGATAGCGCAACGAAATCGCTTGTTGTTGATGTGTCGGATCGCTTCCATCAGTAGCGCGAAAGTCTTTCCGCCCCCGGCTGCCCCGCCATAGATTACGATGTCAGCAGGACTGGCCATGAAAGCTTCCTGCGGTCCTTTTTGTGGTTTGATGATCGGCATAAGAAAAGCCCCAGTCTGTTAAGAGAGGGGCTTAATATAACACTATGGGCTATTAGTTGCGACGCCTGCGACGGGGTTTAGCCTCAGGCTCTCCATTTGCCTCAGGATCGGAGATCTCATGCTGATGAGTCTCAGGCTCTGAAGCGCTATGATCCTCCTTCTGTGGCTGATTAGGCTCGGATGCGGGCTGATCCTGATCAATCTCTTCGCTAGGCTTAGCCTTCTCGGCAGCGGCTGCCTCCTCCTGAGCTTTCTTTTCCTCCAGCTTCTTAAGCTTAGACTTGAGAGCGGTCAGCGCTTTGCTATGCATTGCCCCGAGAGTGATCTGATCAACAGACTGGGCTTGCACGTAAGCGAGGAAACTGCGCTCGTCGGAGCCAGTCTTGCCGATCAGTGTCCGGATCTCTGCTGCCTCGGCTTCGCTGATGTTGGATGGTGCCAGGTTAGCCGGGTTCGGAACGTCTTCACCGGCATAGATGCTAAGGCCAATTCCGTGCAGTGCCATTGCTTTGACCATGCAGCGCTGAATGCTGGTGTTGATGTGGAACGCGTCAGGCTGAGCGATCGGCTTGTTGCGGTGATCCAGAACAGGATGGATCTGGCTCAGTGCGATACCGTCGACAGTGACCTCGACCTCGACAAAGAAGCCGCACTCAGTCTTCAGGTAGGGCATGCCTTCGTGACGGATAGTGCGCCAGGTAGCCCTCGGGTCGTGTGAGCGCAACTGGGCAACGGCGAACGGCCAGGACAAGTAGCTGAAGCCGTTCTTGTTTTCAACGTGCATGCTGCAGTCAACGGAATAGAGTTTTGTGAAAGTATTGCTCATGATGTAATCCTCGATATCAGTTTGAAAGTGAGGAGGGGCGTCTGCCCCATGCCTCAGTTGTTATAGTAATCCGATCCCGGATCATGGTCAACAACAATTCCGGAGAGATTCTCGATCGGCAGGTTCTCAACTGCGCGTAGCTCAGCCTCAAAGAATTGCTCGAATCGGATGCAGCTCTCGATGTATTCACGGACAGATTCCGGATCGTTGATCGTGCTCTTAGTGACTCCCATGAAGAGGTCGTTACAAACGTCGACAGCGAGCATCACGTCATAACGCAAATCCTCTGGGCTGGCAATGTACATGTGCAGGTCAGACTCAGCGTAGACCGGGAACCGGAGGCGGACACTGGGCTCTTCGAGCATGCGGAATTGCATCACGCCGATCGCGTAGGTTTTCAGCATACCATCCTGGAGAGGGCGTGCGGCATGCTGGCGGATCTCGATGGTATCCAGGGTGAACTTTTCGGTTAGCTCGTTGATATTGGTGTTCATGGTAGTACCTCATAGTTTCAGTTTGTGTGGTGGCCGTCCATGGCCTGGGCTGTTATGCCTGGTCCCAGAAAATGATCTCGTCAACATCGCGGTTCAGCAGGCAGTTCTTTACTTGATGCTGCCAGACGCCGATGTTGTTCGTGTCAATGAACAGGCGGCAAGTGCCGAGCTCAAGGCGGTTGTGCTCGGGGATGCCGTTGATCAGAACGTCAGGGTACTCCTCGCGGCTGATGTAGTAGTGGATCTCACTCGCGCAGTCCGAGTCGCTGTGATTCACAGATTTAGCGCTGCAAAAAAACTCCAGCTGGAACCCGGTCTTATCGCGCAGTGTGACCTTAACGATAGCTGTGGTATCGCACTCACCGTCATCGTGGTGAGCCTCGAATGTGCGGGTGTGGTCAAGTACGTCGATATCGATCAGAGTCGCGGTGTGAAAGTCAAATTCCATGGTAGTGCTCCTGTTTGTCTCGTTGTGTGCTGTCTACAGTTCCCACTATACGCGCTTGTTAGTTTAATGCAATAAGATAAACGTTACAGTTTGTTAAGGCACCAGTAGCATACTCGCGTGCTACGGGTGCACCAGTGTAAGTCATTGATTTTGCTAGGCATGTGCACCTGTGCATTTTGGGTGTGCAGTCGGTGCACGGCGTAAACTATTGATACTAAAGGGTTTTCAGGATCTGTGCACTTTGTGCAGCATCATGTGCATAACACGAAAGTTTTGACGTCGCATGAGACCCTTATTTAATTCATATACTCATATATATCTTAAGAAATTAAAAAAAGTAGGGCGAACCCTTACCACTGCACAGGTGCACAAATCGCGCAGCTGCTGCACAAAGTGCACAAACTGAAAAACTTCAATAGAATCAGGTACTTGCGTCGTGCACCTACTGCACACCCAAAATGCACAACTGCACAAACCCTTTAAAAACAGTCACTTACGGTTAGCATAAGATTGATCAAAATTTATACATGTGCGCTTGCAAGGATCCGAAGTGCACAAACTCGACCGATTGCACAGCGCAGCTGCACAAAGTGCACACGCACAAAAAAGCCCTCGATCATTCCTGGCCGGGGTCTTCTTTTGCTTTCCGGGGTCACCCCCAATGCTTAGCCATCGCATCAGCAATGCCTTGATAGGTTTTAGATCTGACCTTCCACCGGTCTTTAGCAGGTCCGAGGTTGCTCTGCCCGCTTTGGGTTTGGTTTGCCCATCTCGGCTTAGGGGTCTCATCACCGCAGCAGTTTGGGCACCCATACCGCCCAACCCCATCAGGCAGAGTCATGCCGCAGCATACCCAGCGTGGCTGAACGTAGTGTTCCCCCTTGATCGGATCTAAGCCCTTGAGCCATAGTCCTGTCTTCTTACTGGCATCCTCGCCAAAGTCATACGCCTGGATATACTGGTCTGCTTTACGGATTCGAGTACCTATAGACCCCGACGGGTTCTCAATAGCGATCCGCTTTATAGGTGCCTCTAATAATGCCTGCACCATACGCAAAGCCTCTTCTCTGGCCTCTCTCCTGGCTGCACCTACCAAGGTTTCTGGTCTAACCTTCTGATGGTATGGGCCATCCCCAAACGCCCACGCTGCCGAGCTAGTCAGGTAAGTGCACGGTGGGTGTGCGATCATCAAGTCCCATCCAGCATCAAGGATCCTCATCACATCCCCTTGAATATGATGCTCACTCCCATCGTCGGCCTGCTGAAGATCACAGCTCCATGCGTCATGCCCGAGCCTCCTGAAAGCCTCCCTAACTACGCCGCTGGATTCAAATGCAATTAGTACTCGCATTACTTGTCTCCCATTATGGAACTTTCCTGTGCATCAAATGCCGCTTTATTAGCCTGGTAACTGGCGCTCTGTCTCTTCAAGATGTCCAGGGCCTTATTCAGGTGCTTCACATCGTTGCGCATCCCGTCGATGCACTCCTGGTTACCCGCGCAGTGAAGCGCCAGGTCATCCTCATCAGCCGCAGCGAGCCGTTCAAGTACCGGCATGCTCTCCTCGACTGTCGCCATCAACCCGCTCAATCCTTGGGCGTTCGCCTGGGTGTGGATCATCACCATCACCACTGCCACTACTGCAATCATAATCTGTTTCATCGTTAAGTCCTCGCGTATTGATCTATTTAATAGGTAAGCGCTCAGTTTATCGAGCGCCACTCCAGTAGTCCTGCCCGTGCCCCTGAGAGCCACTCTCTGACATTCTCAGGCACTTCCACTTCGCTGGCATAGCGATCCTGCATCTCAAGCGATTCTTCCAGCTCGTAATGGTCCAAGCCATCATCAAGTTGTTCAGTAGCCCAGGCCATGCCCTCTTTGAACTCCTCGTCCTGCTTAGCATCCGCGATCCGGATCCGCATCAGCTCGCCGATGCTCAAGATTGCCGCTTTAATCTTCAGGTTCACAGGCCACCTCCATAGTATTCGCATGCAGCTAGTACGCCGCGGCTGTAGTCTTTATCGGCTTCTGTCATGTGGAAGCCTTTGCAGTGGAGCACTGACGCCTCAAGATCTGGTACGCTTGCGCCGTTGTGCAGCTCCCGAAAAGCCCAGTCCAGTCCGCTTTGGAAGTTGTTGCCCAGGCCAGCGTTAGCCCAGGCCATCTTCACTGTGTAAACGATTGAGTCGATGATGTTACGAAACATAGTTCAGATCCTTATGTTGGAAGTTGTTAACCCCAGTCTGTACCACTTTCATTGCTGCCCGAAGGTTACCTTCTCGGGTTTGCCTGTCGTTGCTCGTGGTGCTAATCCCGCTCGGGGTGTGCTTAACTGTTACGCCACCGTCTTCGTGATTCTGTACTCGGATGTCTGCTGCTTTCATGAGTGCCTCTTTGTGTTTTCGTTGACTTCAATTGTAGGTTACTCGGCTTGTTATACTTATGCAATACCTTAGGGCAAAAAAAATACCCGGTATTTTTCAACCGGGCTAAACGTTTCTCACTGATATCACGGCTCATCACTTCCGTAATAACCATTATATTACTGTTCTGAACCAGGCTCGTCAACAGTTCCCTCGTCTTCATAGCTTCTTTTGTTGTCAGGCAGATATAACATCACCTGACTCTCTGACTTAACAGGCCCACCATCCGGACCACTGATTTCATGAGCTTGCTTTTCACTGTACTCTTTCATCAGCTTGCTCAGCAGCCATTTCCGCGTGTCGATCCTCAGCTTGTTACGTTGTACGTCTTCACTGATTGGGGCGGTGCCGTCTGCAATCCCGACCAGCTCGTCTGCCCAGGCCTCAGCCCGAATCTGTTTAGCGATCTGGTACGCCTCAGCAAAGCGCTCAACCCATTCCTGCCCCACACCTTTCCTGAGCATGGCGTAGTTAAGTACCGTCCCTACTGAAGGCATTTTAGGGTCCTGGCAGATCTGGCGCAGGCTCTCACCTTCGCACATCCGCTCAATGACACTCATCAATAGGTTCTCAGACACTGGATTACGGCCTTTACCGGGCTTTTTCTTGATCCCGCCACCAGCTGCCGGCCGGTTGCCCTTAAGCACCGTTTCAGGCGCCTTTTTCTTCTGCGTAGCTTTAGCGTTTGCCATTTTTCCACCTCTTCAATGCCATCCAGGCCAGCAATATCGCTTCAGCCCGGTCATGATCTTTCTTCCGGGTCAGGAACTGCTCAGATCCGGATACAAGTTTCTTTGCTTTCTCGATTGACGCGTCTTTATCCAGCGTTTCAAGTCCCAGGTCACGCTTCCAGTCTGCAGGTCTCGCTTCCCCGATCCGTCCAGCGCATGCACATTCGAGTACAGACCTGGCAGCGCCGAAGCTATCACCGAACCCGAAAGCGCTTGCAATTCCCTGCCTTGGGCGCGTCCCGACTCTCTCAATTATACCATATTCAAGATCGTAAAGCGGGCCTGGATCCAGCTTGGCCACCAGCTCACTGGGATTGACTTCATTCTTCACGGTCGCCGTCTTCACGCCCCGGATCTCTCTGACTGGCATGTCGAAACAGCTGATAAGTTCAGCACGCTCGTTGACTATTGCGATTGCGCCTCTAAGTCCTGGGTCACAGCCTATAAATGATTTCATAGTAGAGCTCCATAGTGGATATTTATCGGCCGCCTGTTTGATAGGCTACTTCTGGAAGAAAAACTATCCCCATTATTGAAGCTGCCGGCGTACACGGTCGCTCTATCGGTTCTTCCGAATATCGCGGCCGCGGAGAACAGCACCCCGCTGCCATCTAAGTCAATTGCTGTCTCGATAGGATTTGAGTCTGTCAGAGTGTCATAAAATGGCGTCACCCCGTAAACGTCGTTATTCTGAAAATCTATAAACTCAAATCTTCTGGTCACATCAATGAAGCCGAAAGATCCGGACTCAGTCTCACTTACCAGCCTCAGGTAAGCGTTTGTGTTAGGCGTAAAGGTCTGTCCTGTTATTCTCGGCCTAGGGCCGATGTACTGCAGCGTTGGCGTCAGCAGAAGCTGATCATTGCTACTCGCGTCGTCTACCCGGATGTTACCGACAAAATCGCTTATAGGTGGTTGTATGGCTGGGAGGAAATCTGGGGTCGGGATGTCCGGGTCGACCGTTACGGTAGTAGGTGTCAGAGTGCTGTCCAGCATCACAAATACTGTTATGTAGGTCTCTCTATCGTTCCCCCCGGGCCCAACCTCCCTGATTTTTATCACTCTGGGAGTCACTGCTACACGGGTACCAGATATAGCTATGAAATCCCTAAAACCGAATCTTATTATTGCCGGCTCAGGGTCCCCTGGATCGGAGAAATACACTGCAAGCGGATTGCCTGGGAGCTCTACTTCTGCAGCTACCGCTTGATCCCACGCATTGAACAGTGATTCATCCAGCTGTATATCGATGTACGGCACATAGGCGGTGACGTTAATCGTCCCATTTTCCTGGATTTGACCCACGTAGATACCTTCGTCAAGGCCGCCCTCAACTAAGTAGACAAACTTACTTTTTGAGGTCGGGAAGCGACCTATAAACTTCAGGTCAAAGCATTGGTACGAGATGGCGGATACTAACCCCTCTGCCCCGTCAAACACAGAAAAACCTGCAGTATACAAGTTGGTCAGCAGGTTCCTCTCTTTTGCGATAAAAGGAAATGCACATTTAAGCCCTAGCACCGGGACCGGCTCAGCTCCCTGCGACCTTTTATTCAGGAACTGGAAACTAGATCCAAGATTATAGTCGAACTGGGATCCATCACCGCCTACAAACCTGACAAAGTTCTGGTCTGAGAGAATACTGGATGAGGATAGGTTAATTGAAACGCAAAAAGCTCCACCAGAAGCAATTTGAGTTATGTTTTGAAAAGGGCCTTCAACAATAGCCATGCCTTAGTCTCCAATTAAAAAGGCCCCGCAGGGCCCCAGGTTAATATTTATCGCGAAGCATCTCGACGCTGCAGACTTGCCTTCCAACTTCGCCATAATCGCTATGCATAGTGATCAGTTTAACATCTCGGTGGCTCAGATAGCCATGGTGAACAGCGTGCGAGTCCCCGGCAGCTATCGTGCGGAACTGCTCAACCGTGCAGCCGTTGTATTCTTTCATCTCATCGTGGTGGTGGTGCCCGCGGTAGTAGTAACGGAACTTCGTGCGGCCCCAGGCTTCACCCTGTTCAGTTGCCATAATGATCGGCAGTTGCGGATCTTTTGTCTCATGGCCGTGCGTCACACCGATAAGCACCTTTCCGTGCTCCAGGTAATGCCGGTGAGCCGGGTTGACTGGAACAGTAACACGCGGATCGTTCTCGAAAACGAATGCCAGTGTCACTTGCATAGCGTTCGCCAGCACCTCGTCATGGTTGCCTTGGATGACCATCGCAGTCACATGCTTATGCGTCTCAAGTGCCAGTCGGATCATGTTGATGTAGCAGCGGATCCCGGAGTTGATCACTTTAGGCAGCCGGCCATCTGCATCGAGAACGTGCCCAGACCTGGCCGTGGTGCCGTTCATATTGTCGAAGTGGAAGTAGTCGCCTAGTGAGATCAAAACGCAATGCTCTGCCTTTGGTGCCCGGTTCATCAGCTCGCGGACTGCGTTGGTGTGGTCGTCTTCTGCGATCTTAAGGTCAAAGTTGTCACCAACTTCGTCATCCCACGCCAACATTCCAAAATGCGGATCCCCGAAAGGTATGATGTTCATCAAGTTCGGATCCAGCTTCTTTGCCTTGCGCTTCAGCTTTGTGACTGGGGCTTTTGGCAGGTCCTGGATCAAGTCCCGGATTGCTTCCTCAAACGCTTCTGCCTGGGCAACTTTGCTTGGCTCTTCGATAACCCACTGCAACATAGTAGATCCGTCACGGCGGTCGTAAAGCGTTGATTTCCGTTTGACTGTGAAGCCTTCCATGGTCCGCGCTTCTGCCTCGTCAGCAGGGTCCACGTTCTGAGCTGCAGCCTCTTTCCGTGCCCTGCTCAGTGAGCGCTGGATTGAGCTGTCAAAACGCCCCAGTTTCTGCGCTGCTTTTTTGATGCTACCGGTGTCGATAACAGCTTGCACTGCTTCGCTCTGCTTCTCGGTCTTACAGAATTCGAGTAATCGTTTGTCTGCGATGATTCGAGTTGTCATGTAATTCTCCAACTTTTGGTGATGAATAGCCGACATAGAATGCCAGCAAAATTAGCCCAGCAAAGATCGCCAAGCGTAATGCAGCCCTGCGTAAATGCTGCCAGGGAACAAAACAGAGCACGATAATCAGCGCCAGCACTGCTCTGTAAAATGCGTCGTCTATTTTTCTCATGTCTAATTCCTCAGTGGTTCCAGATTCTCCCAGCTCCAGCCTCAACTTCAACTGGGATGTCGTACTGAGAGAGACTGCTCTCCGCAGCACGCTCCATTGCTCCAATGATTAAGTCTGTATAAGTAGTAGTATACTCATCTTTTGCAATGGCGACAATCTCATCGTGAACAACATCAACTAGCCACCCTCTCGAACTGTCATCCGGACACAATGTCACGGCTTCGAGTGTCACATCAGCGCCCGTCCCTTGGTCACCATAGTTTAATGCCGAGTTCATACTCGCGGCATAGATAGAGCGGCCGCTGAGGGTCTTTACATCGTAAAGAGTAACGTCTTTCTCTACGAGGTCCGCCCCATCTTTCATCATCATCGTGAATCGGCCGGCTTTGCAGGTGCAGCGGGTCCAGACTTGCCAGAACCGAACCTCTGGGTACTGGTCCAGCCAAGCCTCACGGGCCTGTGTTGCTTCCTCAAGGCTCCAAGTAAGGCCGTAGTCAGTAACACCAGTGCGCCAGAGCTTAAACGCTGCCATACCATACAGCAGTCCGAAGTTCACAGCCTTAGCGGCTTTCCGCTCCGCACCGTACCGGCTTTTTAACTCTTCGACTTGCTCTTTTGACTGGGTCCGCAGAAAGTCAACAATTGTTATGCAGCCTTCCGGTAGTATGAAAGTCCCCTTCCGGATACAGATACCTAACGCCGTCGACAAGTGCGGATCCAGCCCCAGCTCAAAGACTTGCACCAATGGCATGCCTACACGTTTCATGTCTGCGATCGCGGATGTAATTCCGTTCCGGTACTGATCGAGGTAGGCGCCAATCCTGGCCTCTTCGTCGACGTAATCCATGGGATCTTTCTCAGGACCGGGTATGACATGCCCAGACTTTGCTACTGAGACGGCTTCACGGATCCAGCGCTGTTGAAGTTTCTGAGAAGTGCAGTCTTCAGCTTCTTCAACGGCTCTCTTTGCCAGGCCGGCTGCAATTCGAAGCTCAATCTGAGAGTAGTCCGCTGCAATGATTTGGTAGCCAGGGGGCGGTGAGAATAGCTCGCGCATCTTCCCGTTAGGGACGTTTTGCATGTTCGGCTTCTGTGAGCTCGTCCGCATAGTTGCGCAGTTCACGCCGATCAAGCTGTGAAGAGTCCCATAGCCATCAGCGATCGGGCGCTGGATATCGAGGTACTCAGAGACCATGGCGTACCGCTTTTTGGCGTCCTGCAATCTCAGCCAGTCAGCCCAGCCAGGTACTGAGTTGGCACCACGAATGGAAGCCTCTTTCTTGTCAGCAGCAACGTCACCGTTCTTATTACGCAGGTCAACGCCATACCGGCCGGCCCACCCAGCCAGGGCCTCTTTCAGGTCTTTTGTGAGTGATGCAGTCATTGTCATCAGTGATTCACGGAACGGCGAAAGTTCTGGAGTATTATCAGCCAGCTTAGTAGCGCTCTCCAATACCGTATTAGCCAGTTCGCACTGGTACTCTTTTGCTGCCTTCGTGTCGATCGGCATTCCCCGGCGATGCATCTTAACAAGCCTCAGGATCGCTTGTTGCGAGATGTTGTAGTGGTGAGACTTGATAGCTTCTTTATAAAGCTGATATGCGGATCCGTCAATCCCCAGGATCCGGCGAGCCAGCTCCACCGGCACTTCAACGTCGCCAGTGGCGTAGTCATAATGGCCTTTTGAGAGCGGGTCCAGGCACCAGTTCTGTGGCTTTTGGAACTGCTTATCAATATCTTCAGCGTCTTCAATTTCGAAGTATGCAGCCAGCCCAGCCAGCGAGGCAGCCGTCTTCTTCTGTCGTAGCATCTTTCGAGCGGCGGCTTTGACCTCAGGACGTGATGACCTGTGAGCTCTGATGTTCATACCTGCAGTTGCGATTCCTGGGCGGTGTGTGCGGACCAACAGGACAGTATCGAGAAGGCCGGCCGGCTGAGCGGGTGTGATCCATGATAGCCATGACAAGTCAAAAGCGAGGTTCTGGCCAGCAACGATCTTATCTCGGATGCAGGCGTCACAGAGAGTTAAGCGGTCTTCTTTGCTGAGTTTATCGAGATCCCAAGCATAGACTTCGTCAACAGATCCGTTAATAGAAATTGACAGGATCCGCGGGCGAAGCTTTGTGTTGATCTGCAGGTTCGGGAAGAGCTCTTTATACTGGCGGATTGTCATACCAGCAACTTTGGTAGTGTTCTTGATGCGCTGCTCTGGCTGAAAGGGCGTTAGGCCGGTCGTCTCAAGATCGATGACGATAACGCTGGCAGCTTTGATCTGGGCGATGTGGAATCCAGAGATTTTAGTGAGAAACATTTGCACCTCGTTATTTGTTTAGGTGGCCACGTCCTTGCGGCGGAACTAGTCAGGCTCTATGCGACCCCTCTTCCGGAGGCAGGATAGTAGGGCGGCCATCCTCATCAGTAGGGATGATCCAGGTGCCACGGCGGAGGCCGATCTTTTCAGCGCCTTTCACACGGTCCTGAGAAAGTAGTTTGTGAATGCGAGGTACGGATACCCCGAGGATCTCTGCTGCTTGAAATGTAGTAATCATTGTATGTCTCCTATTGAGTATGGCAGTAGTATAACGCCCCTTTACAGGGGCTGCAAGTCGTCAGACTCATTCTCGTCTTTAGAAACCAGCGATTTCATCAGACCGAACGCTTTCAACGTTGTTGTCGGGTTAGATCCAGAGCCCGAAGCTGGGTGCCGGTACCGGCCTTTCTTCCAGCCTTGTTTCATCAGTGCATCCCGGGCCCTCTCGGAATCGATCCCACATTCCTGACAGAGCTGGCTCCACCCCGTCTTCACTGGCAAGAATACAGACCCGTCTTCGTCAATCCAGCCCAGCTGAGACCCGCCTTTAGTGTCGACCCCAGGACGGTAAAAGCGCTGAGCGTTCGCAAGGATCTCGGCAGTAATCACCTCGATCATGCTCTCTGCTTCGGTACCGCTCAGATCTTCGATCCCAGCGAGCAGCATGTTTTTGTAGCACCATTCCTCAGCGCTGTCGATAACGTCCTTGTCTTCTCTGTCCGGTGCCATTCCGATCAGCTCGCACATCGTGTAGAGCCCGGCCATTGCAGATGCAACATGCTTTGTACGACGCTGAGCGATAGTAGATGCGTCTTCTGGCAGGTACGCGATTGCCCGTCGACGGAAGCGCTCATAGATCTCTGCGTAGCTGAACCCCCCAGAATCCCGAAGGTACCCAATAAGCTGAGGCCAGAAATGCCCGTAGTTGTTCGAGAACTCAGTCTCCAGAGCTTCTGCCAGTTCAGCGTCAGACTTAACCGGATACCCGAGCACCTCTTCCCATGCGTCAGCGTGAATGCCGAGGTCGACAAGATCCAGATTGCCGGCATACAAATCAATAACCCGAAAAGCCAGCCCACCAGGAACGGCACCTTTTGCAGATTTGCGGATCTTCTCGCCCATTGAAACTTCACCAGAGCTGAGTAGCTGGAGCTCCCAAGTTGGTGTCTTGCGCGCCTCAGTCGTGTGCTTCATACGCTCTTTGCCGCGACCGTTGGCGATCATATAAGCCGTTGCCTGCCAGTCAGTACGCGCAGGAGCCGCGTGAATCTCATCTAGCATCAGCGGAGCATGATTTGTGTCAGCCAAAGGACGTTCAAGTCCGTTGTCAGTGGTCCGCCAGCCTTTGATCCAGCTGCTAGGGTCACGCGGATTGGTAGCCCGGCCAATTAGAGAAGCGGCGATCTGCAGCGTTGTGGTCTTGCCCTTCGAGCTGTCACCATAGATATGCAGAACACCGGGCTCCGCGTCAGGTACAAAGAACAGGCCAGCAGAACTTGCAGCGAACCCCATTACAGCGGCTTGGACTGGGTGAGTCGCTACGAGTTGGGCAACAATGTCAGCCCAGCGATCAAAGTCACCGGATGCGCCTGCAGTTCGGACACCCTCGCGGTCGTTTGTTAGATTTGGTAGTACAGGGGCTTCACCTTCTGGCGTTACAGCACAATCGCTGTACAGGTAGTGCAGTCTCCCATCAACTTTCAGCCAGCCCCTCTCCCCAGCCACTCGAACGGTCGGGCACATACGTGCGTTACGCTGAGCGCGTGAGATCTTGCTGAACTCCGCAGGGGACCCGGATAGACCGTATTTCAGAATGCCCTCTTTCTCTGATAGGTCGGTAGCCTTCAGCCGTGCGAGAATGGCCCTGCGATCGTCTGTAACACCCTCCACTTCTGAGAGGACCTCAGCTGGCGCGTCGGAGTCATTAGTGCGGTATTCACCGTCTGAGTTGCGGTTAAGCACTAATAGATTACGCCTCAGGTACAGGTAAGGGGCGCCGGTCGCCTTGTACATCGTCTCCCCGTCCTCCTCATACTCCTTCAGAACTGGAGGTAGGATCGGCTTACTCTTAACGTCGAACGGGATCAGGTAGTGGAGGTAGGACCCGTCAGTCTTCTCGGCGTACGGTATTGACAGGCGGAACCCAGGATTCTCAAAACCCTCGGCAGCTACCAGCATGGAGTGAACTGGACTGGTACCATCGCTGAGCAGCCAGTCATCAAGTCCGACTTTGTCAGCGGCCGGAGCTGGGCAGACAGCAAAGACGGAAGCCTCACACTCAACTTGATGCGCGATCGCTTTAGCGAGCAACGTAAGAGCAGCCTTGACCTGCTGATTTGCTTTCGCGTCAGAGTCCGCCAGTATGACAACCTTGCGGCCTTTAGCAAGCTCGGCAATACGCGGGATGATCGGGGTTCCGGCGCTCATCTTCCCGTCACGCTCGATAGCCGGGTCCCTCCACATCCACACGCCCGGGATAGCGATAGCTGGGATACCTTCCTGAACAGCCTTTGCGGCTTTCTTCTCCCCTTCTGTGATTAGCAGTGTGTCGGTGCTAAGTTTGTCGAACCCTGCAGGCACGTACACGTCCCACGCGTCAGCGATCGGAGACAGGTACCGGATAGCCTTATCACTTCCGGACTGGGCTCCGGTGCTCAGCCGGTAGCGGACTGCGTTAGACCCAGGGTAAGGGATTGAGTAGCCGTCAGACGCGGCTCCATTGGAAGCGCCAGAGATCCTGCGCTGGATTGATTGTGAGTCGAAGCTCTCGCACCCCATTGCGGCGATCATTTCGTCGGATAGCCCGGAGCGCTTCAAGTCAGCTTTGTGGTGTTCGAAAAGCATAAGGTGCCCTCTGTGTTCGTGTTTGTGTATGCGACTGGTTGTTATAGTAAGCTTATCAGGTAGGTGGGTCAACAATAATATCACAGATTAAAGCCGGAATTCACAGGTATGTGCACCTGTGCATTTTGGGTGTGCAGTCGGTGCACGGCGCAAATGCTTGTATTTTAAGTGGTTTTCAGGCCTGTGCATTTTGTGCAGCAGATGTGCAGCTCGCGAGATTGAATTTCTTTATCGATTTACCGTGTTTATATATACATATACTATTACTAAGAAAAAGAAAGAGTTGGTCGGACCCCTCTGCACAGGTGCACACGCACACCAGGCAGATGCACAAAGTGCACAGGTCTCTGAAACCCTTTAATATCAGTGGCTTACGTTGTGCAGCAGGTGCACAGCCAGAATGCACAAATGCACAGGTCCACCTGAGCGGGCTAATAGCCCATTTAATTATTTTCAGTCAGGTATAAAAAAGCCCGGATCCGAAGACCCGGGCATCACCACCACACAAACAAACGAGGTACTGGCTACTTTACATGATCCAGACCTAAATAGAAAGACTTCCAGGCCTTGAGTTTACCGGCAGCTCTCTCCAGGTCAGATCTGAGCTTTCCAGCGTTCTCTTGGTCCATGCAGATCAGGTCTCCAGAGAGTCTAAATTTAACCTCTGACGGCGTAAACTTCCGCTTCAGGTCTTCTGTGACCTTAGGCGCCCGATACTCCACTACAGGCACTTCTACGGTCCGGATTTGCGGGACGTATTCAGTTGTAGTGCAGGCGGACAGCGCCACAAATGCGATTACTGCCATACTGATTCGTACCATGACGTCATCTCCTCTTCTGTGACTTCGCGCTCCATCTCTGCACCAGCTCTCTGGTCCGCTTTAGAGATCTCTTTCTCAGCAGATGCCTTGGCTCTCACCTGAGCGGCTTCGGCTTTAGCTTGGGCAGTCTTCAGCTGCTCACGGACTCCCGCCAGCTCAGACTCTATCTTTGCAGTATCCGCCTCGGCAACGGCTTTGGATACCTGGCATGCTGCCGCGTCTTCTGTCTTCTTTGACAGGCGATCCTCGTAGCCTTTTATCGACAGGTATTGGGTGATTATTATCGAGCCCAGTGCGACAGCTACGATTAGGGCCACGCCCATCCTGGTCTTCGTTAAAAACGGTAAAATTGCAGGCATCTTATCTCTCCTCACAGATCTCAGGGCCGGCGAACCCGGCCTCAAGGTACATCGGCTGCCACCGGAACAGGATCTTCTCCACGTACTCCCGGTTCTCTTCAAATGCCCAGTCTGCACGGTCAGAGACTTCCTTTACGGATCCCCACCATCGCAGATTGTCATCCGCCAGCCGCTTGTCACGGTATACCCAGCCTAATCCGCCATTGTAAGCGCTCAGAACAAAAGCCCACCGATCGCACTCGCTGGCAGAATCAACGCGGTCGTATAACCATTTGTTATAGCTCGCCTGTGCTCGTAATGCCCACCGAGGATCCAGCGAATCGACATCAGCCAGCCGTTTATCAACTTCAGGCATCCAGTCCGCCGTTGCCGGCATGAACTGGGCGAGCCCCCGGGCACCGACTGGGCTCTCAGCTTTCGGCCGCCACATAGACTCCTGATGGATCTGAGCTCCATGAAGAGCAACTGGACCGGACAGCCCAAACTGAAGGCGCACCTCCTTAACTTGCTGGAAGTACATCCGCTTCGCCGTGGACGGGACGTCTTTAGCCTGGGCACCGCTCACAAACAGAAAAGCCGCCGTAAAGGCGGCTATCACTCGATAGATCATTTTTAAATCCCCACTGCAGATCCTATGATAGTCGCTGCAATGATGATAGCACGTCGATAGCAGGCTGCGCGAAACAAAACTGGATCCCCAGTGAGGTCGATCGGTTTCGCGTACTTGAAAATAGTCTTGTCAATCAGCAGACCTACAAAGGCACCGATGCTGATTTTCGCCATTGTGTATACAAGCAAGCTCACTTGCTGAGGCGCCACCAGGTACACCATGGCAACTGCAATAGCTGCCACAGCAAGCCAGCTCCAACCTTCGAAAAATTCCCTCATGAGAAAAACCCCTTTACATCGAATTTACTGAGCAACACCATGCCGGCCGCTACGATACCACCCAGCCATAGAACGCCTTTCGTGAACGCATTCATGCGATCGTAGCTGCTCTTCAAGCTGTTATGCTGCTCTTTCAGCTCATGAACCACTTCACGCAATAAGCTTTCTTGCGCTCGCATTCCAGCGATTAAATCTGATTCAAGCTTTCCAATCTGTTCGTCCTGTTTTCTGGTCGCATCTTTGATGTCAATCATCTGAGCTTCCAGCCTTCCGATTCGCTCCGCGACAGCAACTGCATCAGCCATAACTCCCCCGCCTTATGCGTTGGTAAGATCGAGACTGATGTCAGTCACACGGAACGGCAGCTCTTGCGGGAAGTCGATCGTAGTTGGATCATCGTTGCTGTCAGTCACCGCGGAGTAAGCAATGAAGTTACCCGCCGTAGCAGCGTCAAACACACCGACAAAAGCTACATCCGATCCTTGCGGGACAGTGATATCAACAAAGTCTTCTACTGATAGCCTCTCACCGTTTGAAGATGGATCCAGGTTGATCACACCCCTGGTTGTACCGGCCACCTCATTGCTCCCGACGTTTGTAGGGTCCGCAGAATGAAGGCTGATATATACCGTAGCCGGCAACTGGTCTAGCATAAAGTTTCTCGCATACTGCGTGTAGTTATTAGCCATCTTACACCTCAATTATTGAATTTCAAAACTACCCGGGATCCAGAAGGCTTCTTAAACAGCACTGAATCGATTCGCTCGATTGTAACACCACCGACCTGCACTTCGCTAGTCTCCCGGCTAAGCTCCTCCCAAACCTCGTCGCTAGGGTTTTGGATTGGGTCATTCCCATTAGCTGGGGGAGGGTTACGTAACTCGTCAACAAGGTCCCCGAACTCAGGCAGGCCTATCTGGCTTGGGCCTTCAATAGGATCGTAGATTGTTACTTTTGGTCCGCAGGATTCAGCCATCACTACCACCTCAATTTGTTGTCACCGCGTCTTCACGGGTAATGTAATAAGTTTGCCCTGCCATCAGAGTGACCGGCGCCTCTGCCACCTTAGTAGCACCGGCGTACATCTCGATCGATTCAGCTGCGAAAGGTAGCTCTGAAGCACTAAACACAGCCTGTGACGCCAGAGTACTACCGGCCCGAGTGAAACTGGCTGACTTCTGGACAAAAATGCTGGAACTAGATCCGACAAGGCGTAGGTCTGTCCAGGTCGTAGAGGAGAGCCCTCCCATAAGATCAAGGATCCGCTCCAGCCCAGCCTGAGTGATGCTGTTATCGAAAATACTTTCATGGCCGTCCAGTGCGCGAACGCAGCGGAAACGGCCTTTGATACCAAAGTTATTCATTATGGCTTCCTCCAGACGTTAAAGCCGTTATACCTGGTGATAATATCACCATTATCAACTACCAGCGTGATATCACCCTGCTGACTAGATTGGGTTAAGCTCGGACGCACCATAATAGAATTATCTGAGAATACTGAACCAACAGACCGCACCCCCTCACTGAGCAGGTCGATCTCTGCCCCCTTATACGTCATAATTCCCAAGTTAGTGGCCTCGACTTGACTTACTTGGTCAACCGCAGAGAACCTCGCTACCTCGTCATCTACGTTAGCGCACAAAAATATGTCCGTACCCTCTATGTACATCCCGAAAGGGAAAACAGAGTCGTTGCCGATTATAAATGAACCTATGTAGGTAGGTGCTACACCCCCGCCCTCTCCTGCCAGCGGTACCGATATAAAATTTAATACTGTATCCACCTCGCTACTGTATGATGAGGCGGCCACTGCCATCCCGTAGTCCTCTGAGAAGGCGTAAGAAGTTAAGCCATCAATATCGCCGGCCCCGAGCACGCCAGACAGACTGTAAAAACCAGAATACTCCTGCGTTAGTATTTCAAAAGGAGTACCCAGACTCGTAATTGCAACATCCCCGAAATCATCAAGGACGTGCATATACTTACCGTCCCTTGAAATCCAAAGATGTATAGGGGCCCCACCTACAACGAATGTATCCCCGACTAAAATGGCAGTAGATAGGTCGTTAGTGCTAGACAGCCCTACTTGATACGCCCTATACGTGGTCGGGTTCAAGAAATATATATTAGCACCGTCCTCGGCAGCGTACATCTCTGTAACCCCTGTGCTGCCTGTTATTGCGTCAGCATTAATAGTATCATTAGCTTCAGTCATAGTAGTGATATCGTAAGGTGTAGACAGTGTATAATGGATAACATCCGTCGTGTTCAGGTCAAATAAGTAGGCATGCTGCCCAGAGTTTGTGAAGCAGAATGCCGCTCCTCTGATCGCACTAGCAACGTTAAAAGTTTGCTCCTTTGTGACTGATCCCGGGCCGAGTATCTGTGTGTCGCTAATCGTAACGTCCCCTGTAATAGACCCTAGTACAGAGAGCCCGCCACCTGATCCCGCTACCTCATCAACATCAAGGCTTTTAGCAGTGCCCACTGGCACATCCGGGATAGCACTCTGATCCCCACCATTAGTAACCACGATGTGGTAGTACCCGGCATCGGAATAGAAAGTGAACTTCCCGTTCGCGTCAGACATGATCGGGCTGACACCCTGATCGACTGAGGTAGCGCCATCACGATCGCTGTAGATCGTAGCTAGGGTATTAGCCCCAGCCAGCGGATCCGGATCGATAGCATTGTAAACCTCGATGGTAGCGCCAGAGATGACGTTACCACCGTTGTCCGTTACATTTCCTGTGTAGCCGTCGTAAAGTACTTGTGCCATTGTGATCACCTTATATTACGATTAAATTCTGGTTCAGACGAACACCAGAAACTTTAGTGCTATTGTACATGAGCGAGCCACCGCCTGTCACCCTGAACGCTGTACCCTGGGTATCTACATAGCTGAAGTTAATACCACCACCGCCAGTGAACTGGCCTCTCTCTCCTGGGATTGCGGTATAGTCATAGTTTAACGCACCACTACCTGTGAGGCTAGCCCTGGCGAACTTGATTTCCTGCGGCGTCAGGTTTGCGTTACCACCACCGGTGAACTTACCAACGAAAGCGATAGTTGCAATCACATTGTCGCTAACGGTCACTACATCGAAGGATACAGGCCCGGTATTCTTCACGTTACCTATTTCGCGGATGACTTTACCGCTAATCGAGTCCTCATGCAGGCCGCTCCTTTCCAGATTCTCGATCCTCTCCATAAGCTCGTAAACGGGCTCAGCAAAAAAGTAGCTTCTGGATTCGAAGCTGATAGAGACCTGGCAGTCGACGCCGTCTGTCACATGCCCGACCTTTGTAACGATTACGCTTTGCGGGGTTATCTGACCAAATGGCGTAATGGACACAAACATGCCGGCACGGATCCCGAGTCGATTAACTCGAACGCTACCCGAGATTTTAGGTTGTGACTTTCTGTTTATATCAGCCTCAAGCCTTTTTGACACCGTCTCAATGTCATCACCGCCGTTGTTAGCGTTGAAGGTGCCCACTCTCTCACCGTATTGTGAGATAGATGTATCGTCACGGTACTCCACCAGCACTTTTCTCCTGACCTGGTAAGCTATGGTGACTGTGAATTCCTGGTCGTTTGGATCCCCGGACCCAGGCAGGCTCAGAGGATCCCCGAACTCGACCGCGCCAGTTGTAAGGTTAACTTCTCCAGTAAAACCCTCAAGTTCATCCGGAGACTTTATAACTGGAGGCTCGGAAACTTTCCATTCAGCCCCGTATTGAGGCCCGAAAACTGTCTGGGCGCAGCCGCTAATGCCCTTAGAGAAGGATACGTTCTGATACTCATACGCCTCGCCTCTAACGACGTTATACACCCCGGCCAGAGATTGGTCCAGCCGCAAAGTGCTCCGCTGCATGTTGCTTCCAGACTCAATCTGGAACGGGGCTGCCCTGGTCAATGGATCGTAGAACTTCAGGGATCCAGACTCAACTGAAAAGGCCCACCCGGTGCGCCGTGAGATCTTAGTAAAAACCTCTGTGATAGTCTCTTCCCTGACCATCAGGCCGCCGATGTTCTGCTGGTTATTCTCAACACCAGCAGTGTCTATACCGGTGCCGCTGGCGTAGTCTGACATGACAGCGTTGACTATCTCAGAGGCTGTCATAGATGCTGGATACTGCTTAGTGAAGCGGATCCTAGAAAGGCGATCTGCCTCGCCTACGCACCCAACCTCATAGATGTCATCGTCGTCAGTGCGTACAACCTGGACTGACTCTATATAGCCCGTCCAGGATACACTTTGAAGAGCATCGTTCTGACCAATAAGCACCAGCTTGGATAGCGCCAGGACGTTTTCAGCATTTGGGTTGACAGCAGAATGCACCCGAAACCTGAACCCGGGCACAATTCCGTCGATGTTCTCGTCTACTACAAGCCCAGTTACGTAAAGCTCAGTTGTGCCTACGATTACTGATTGGCTGAAATCTGATGCGATCATGCTGTACCTCCAGCGGTCCCGGATCCGTATCGCCTGAGAAGATTGTTTAGACCGCCCTCCTCGTTAAATATAGGGTTGTTGAGAGTGACGTTACCTCCACCCTCGCGAGTGGATCCAGATCTCGCCGCAGCCCCATCCGTTGACGCGTCTGCGTTACCGAACTCAGGAGTAGCCTGCTGCTGATCATTGAACACCTTGCCAAGCCCGAGCGCCTCACTAATCCAGTTTGCAGCCCCTTTTGCTTTCTCTGCGACCCAGTCCCAGGCTTCGCCCCAGTCAAAGAGAAGGCCAATTATGGCGATTATACCGGTAATAATTATGCCTGCCGGAGTGAGCAGCCTCCCGAACCTGACAATATACCCGATAATCGTCGCTATAGGCCGGAATAGTCCGATTATCACGCGCCCGAATCTTAGAACGATTGATAGGACCGGGCCAAAAACTATTAGCAAACCGCCTAAAGCTGCAATTATGTCACGGACAGGTTCAGGGAGCTCTAAATACGCCTCGCCCAATTCTTTAACTTTCCCGGATAACCACTCGACTGCCGGAGTTACGTGGTCTTCCATAAGCCTATTCATCTCACGAAGAACGGGCTCGAACCCCTCCCCTAGCTTGTTAGCGATATCGTCAGTCTGCTCTCCAAGCTCTCTCAACTGAGTGGACGCAGACAGCCCGGCCTCAACAGTTTCGCCTGAAAGGATAGTCCCTAGCTCCCTAGCGCGTCCCGCCATCTCCTGCATGCCGGCCCCGTTGCTACGCAATAGAGGTAACAATCGGTCCAGATCGCTGCCTACGCTATCCAAAGCAAACGACATCTGCCTCGGGCTCGCTGACGCTTTCTCCATTGAGTTTACCATTAGCTGGAGCGCTTCTGGGCCTGAGAGTCTCTGGAACTGCCGTATTGAAACGTCAACTTTACCGTTAATTATATCGAAAAAATCTTGGAAAGGGCCGGCCCCTTCCATTGTCTCTGCGGCTGCCAGGTTTCTTTGGAGGTCGGTCATCGCATCACCAAACGTCTCCATGTCAAAACCTGCTGACCGTGCCCCGAAAGCAAGCTCCTGAAATTCATCTCTAGTAGTGTTAAGAAGCTTGCTATATCGCTCAATAAGCTTAGCCTCTTCGCCTAGCTGCGCTCCGAACCCTAGTGCAGCACCGGAGAGTGCACCTACCGCGGCCGCAGCGAACCCAGATACGCGATTAGCAGCATCTCCAGCGGTATTAGCCAAGTCCCCCAGTCTAGCAGAGAGGGACCGAACCTGACGCCCGGACCTGCGCGATGAGTCGCCGGCGTCCGCTATCTCGTTACTAGCATCGCCCGCTGCGCCACCGGCGTCGTTAAGTGCGTTAGTTGCATCATCAGCGGATCCACCCAGGTTATGGAGGTCACTACTTGTCTGATCCGACTGCCCGCCAAGCTGGTCCAGACTCTGAGATGACTGGTTCGCCTGCTGAGATACTGCGTTGATCTGGTTGACGGCCTGCTGCACGCCCCGGATCAAATACGTTCCTACAACTTCGAAAGCGTTCATGTTGCCTTCCTCTTAGAGTCTGAGTTCTTTATCGCTTCCGCCCGCTCTATAGCTTTCGAGGCCTTGGCCTTCCTAAACGAACTATGCTTGCTGAAATGCTGGCACTGTATGTCCAGCTTTTCGCATAGCGTATCAAAATCGACCCCCATTGTCTTGCCGTTCTTGAGCCAAAAGGGCAGTAGCTCGACCCGCATAGAGGAGAACATCTCATGCTTCTGGTTCGCCAGAGCAGCCTCAGCGTAGTCATTGTAGTCTGGGAATTCTAAAGAAAGCAGGGAACCCGGTAATTGGGAGTAGCGTGACGCGAGGAATTCAATCTCGCGCCACATCCCCTGCACTGCCGTTTGCTTTGGGAAGTTAGCTGTTACTGGCTGTGCACGGACGGCAGTAAACCGCGCAACTGTTCGAAAAAACCCGAGTTCCTGGGGTCGTTAAGGATTGACTGGATCGTCTTAGGAATAGCCTCGGCGTCTAGCTCAAGGAACTCCTCAGTCTTCATGTTGTTGACGTCAGCCAGGAAGCTCAATACTGAGGTACGGCTCTGCTTAAGAGCAGCTTTCATCAGCTTCACCCCAACTTCTTTCGTGCTGTTCCCACTCATCATTTTAATGAGCTCATCAGTACCCATTGTTTCAAGGGTCTGATCGATAATCTCTGCCACGTTTAGCGCATCTGCGACAGTGAGTTTGCGCACTTGTACGTTAGCCATCTCGTTCACCTATTTGTTTGTGGATAAAATAAAGGCCGTGCCCGTTAAGACACAGCCCTTATTGTATTACACTACCAAAGTTTAAACAACTTCAGGGAAGCGGATCTCGAAAGGAGATTCATCCAGGTTGCCAGCTGGGTCTATGTGAGCAGTGAACTGCAGCTCTGCAGTAGACTCTTCACGATCGGTAGCCGACAGACTAAATCCTCCGTCTTGCAGCGCATTTTTCAGGATGATTACCACTGGGTCCGATGATCCAGAGTAGTCGGCCACCAGTGCGATGTTAGTCAGGTACTCGATGTCTCCCATCAACAGTGAGCGAGTTATAACGTCCTCGCTTGTACCCCCATCAACTGTTTTTGTTGACCCGATCATTGAAGTGACAACGTTGTCCGCAGTCATCTCAAGCAAGTTCACAGTCAGACGAACATGCTCCTGAATGATCCGGCGGAAGCCTTTAGTGGGGCCCCGGAGGCCGTCCACTTCGATCTCACGGATATCCTGCTCTACCGTAAACTCAGCGCCTTCGCGGGTAGCGCCGAATAGCGCCTCGTCGGCCTCGCCGTAGTTAATGTAGATCGCCCCAGCGTCCATAATCATGCGCTTAGCGGTTTCGGTTGTTACGCCAGTATTCCTAGCCATGGTGTTACCCTCTCTATATTCAAGCTTGAATGTCAGCAGCTCTATTCCAGCGCATGGTAAACGTTACCATGTAACGGCGGTACCGTCCGTCATCATCTGAAACAGGCTGTTCAGTTTCATAGTATACGCGCAAGTTCTCCACCCCGTCCAGAGATGTCTGCCGATCCAGGATTCTCACGATGTCATCCCGAATGCTGATGCAGCTAAGGTAGCTACCCATTGAGTCGCCAGCCCTTTCGAAGATATCAACCTGCAGGGTCTGCGTTACCTGAGTGTCGTAGACCTCAGAGGTGGGCAGGTACGTGAGAACAAGGTAGGGCCCGTTAACCTGCTGAGACCAGTCCATGAAGATCGCAGGAAGCGCCTTATAGGTTGAGAGCTTAGAGGTTAGTGCCCCGTCAGCTGACAGTCTCGCGTAGATGTCTTTCATAACTTCAATCATGTGTTACCTCACATTTCTCAGTGCGGCCGCGATAATACGCTGCTTCTCCCTGAGAGTTTTATCGTTTGCCGGCCTCAGGTAAGGACGGGGCGCTGCCCTACCGTACCCGAACTCGATCCTAGAATATTTCAGCTCGCTGCCGACCTCTGCTTTATACAGGCCCGGAACCCGAGTGTAGATGCTGTTCGCCAAGTCGCCAGTTCTTGGAGCAGGCGCCTGCCCTGGAGCGGACGCGGTGTAGAACCTTGAGGTACCTGGGACACGGTACCGCTCACCTGATTTAGGACCCCTCAGAATTGAGATCTTTGCGTTACGCTCAGTGCTGCGCGCAAGTGCTTCCACTGCCATAGTGGCCTGCCTTCGCATGCTGCGCGTAACGTTTGGAGTGAAGTTCCGTATAGCCATGTCAGACCTCTTCGTGCTCCCAGAGCCTCAAGTAAACTTTTCGGAAGTTAGATCCAGGCATGATCGGGTCCGACCCAGTCACAGAATACTGCCTCCCTTGAACCTCGACTCGGTCAGCCTGGGAGACTGGAGCGTTTTTCCTGACAGTCATGGTGGCGGCCCCAGCAATCCCCAGGTACTCGCCAGTGACTTTGTCGGATAGCCCGCCGAAAGACATTTTAGCCCTTCCAGCCCAGACTTGCCCGTACTCAGAAGCGAAACCGCCGAGGCCATCTGAGGCCCCGACAGTTTTACCATAGAAAGTTACTCCGTACCGAAGATCCCGCGGCTTCGTATCTTGACACGCCATCACAGACCTCCAACAGCAACACGCAGGGCCCGGGCGATCGCCATGGCGCCTGACTTTTTCAGCACTGAGTCGAATGCGCAGCCCCGGTTTTCATACATGTACGCTGCAGCACAGAGAACCGCTTGCTTGAACCTGGGATCTAGGGATCCGTTTGGCCCAACAGTCAGATCCATGACGATCTCACCAGTGCCGAGCCCGATAAGCGCAACGCGTGGAGGATTGCTCGCCAGATCAGACTCGTAGTCATCAGTAGTCAAAGTGGTCTCGCCTACGTCGATGCTGTCAACTGACTGCACCGGGTAACGAGGGATCTTTATCCATGGCTGAGACCCGCCTCCGACTGGAGACACCCCGGCGAAGTAGCGAACCTGCTCAGGATGCACATCCCACTTTACTTGGATGGAGCGATCAGTGGGCTCATAGCCCGTATAGTTGTAAACCATTTCGACAGCGGTATCGACAATAGACTGAGCCATGTCCTGCTCTGCCTGGTCAACAAACCCGCCCATGGAAAGGAACGCGTCCAATTCAGAGGCTCCAAGGCTGGCAACGGATCCGATCGGACCAGCAATAACAGTGCCCTGGACCCAAT